CCACACAATGTAGGTAGGGCATAATTAAATAACTTGCTTGGTGTAATTATGCACCCGCAGTCTCAAGCGCTAGCCCTACTGCGCTAGTAACTTGTAAAAAGTCGTCTTTTTCAATACCCGTTAAAGTGATATTGTAGCCGTTACGATCGCCCGCAGCGGTACCACTTGTTGACTCGGTAGAGGCCAAGTAAAGGCCGTTATTCTCGCCGTACATTCTATAATTTCCGTCCATATCTAAAGTAACCGCAACTAGCTTATTCTTAGCTAAAGTTCGTACAATGTTTGCAGTTGTAGAATCTCTTTTGTTTAAAGGGAATACTACTTGGTGTGTATAGAATACTGACCCGTTTTCCTCGGATGCAGTTGCGTTAGAACTTGTATTTGCGGTAGCACGTGGCACCTCAAATTTATAAAATCTTTTACCTACTGCTTTGGTGATGCCGGTAACTAAACCACTCACTTCAGCAACGGAAGTAATATTTCCGAACTCGGCTAAAAATACGGCTTGTAAGCCTCCGATATTTTCGCGGCAATCTATTGTATATCCGCTAGTTATTACACATGGCATGTTAAAAAAAGTTTAAAAAAAAGGCGGCTTATTTAACCGCCTTTTCTTGTTTATAATTTAATTAGATTGCAGACTTAAACTTCACAACCAAAGTTGAGAAAGCAAGACCCACACCCAATTTGAAAGCTACTCTATAACGTACTTCGTTATTATCTTTAGAATACCAAATCATGTAGTTTTCCTCTTCAGCTTCTAAGTCAAACGCCATAGCGATATTAGATAAAGTTGTAGCGTAAATGTCACCGGTTCCGTTCAATCCGTTAACTGCTACTAATTCTACATTTGTACCCGGAATAACGAAAGTTTGGTTTGCGTCGCCGTCTACTTTGTAGTTGTAAAGGTTTAAAGCTTGGTAAGCTAAAACTGCTAATCTGTAAACATCGTTACCAACCATAACTTTTAAGTCTTCAGCGTCGATGATTTCAACCGGAATAGCTTTGTAAACTGCATTCAATACATTCACTACGTTAGCAGCGGTAATTGTTGCAATTGGGCCACCCGATACATAACCCGAAACGTTTGCGTTCACCGCAGAACCCGCGTCAATTAATTTGATTAAACCATCAAACGGGCTTAAGTTAGGGTTAGCACTTGTAGTGTCACCTTGCCAAATTGCGGTTTCTAATTGCTTAGCAATCATCTTGTTCTTTTGCTCCGTGAACTTAGCTTGAAAATCAGCCCATCCGAAATCTTCGTAAGTTGATCCGGCTTTTAAAGCTTCTTGAGAGAAATAAGCTTCAAAATCTTTAGGACAAATTGTTTCTTCGATTTTGATTTTACCTACTACTACTTCCGCTTGCGTTAATGTAGTTAAACCACTTGGGTTCCAACCGCAAGAATCAGTTTGAAAATTAGCGTTTGTAGCTAACTTAGGAATTTTTACGCTTGACTTAACTTTAGGCAATAAGATACCGCCCGCCTTTAAGTAAGTTTGTGTCTTTGCCGAGAAAACGGCTTCGGTTAACAAAGGAGCAATTTCTTGTTTAGTATATGCTGCAATGTTTGAAAATACTAATGACATATTTTTTAATTTTTAGTTTATGAACAAATTGATTTTGAGAATTTCTCGAACTCACTCTTTGCATCTAATTTTTGATCTGCAAAGTTGTTGCTTGTTTTAACACCCGCATCCGGTGCGCTTTGAGGCGCTTCTACTAGCATCTTGCTAATTTGCATTAAGCCTTCAATTACTTTGTTTGCTTGGCCTAATTTAGCCTCGTATTGTGCAAACTTGTTTTCGTAAGCCGTAAACTTTTCGTTTGTTGCTGACTCAAAAGCTGCAAATTTCGCGCTCATGTCTTCAACTACCGGGCTTTCTACTTCCGGCATATCGTCCATCTTTGGCTTAATTTCCATAATAACTCCGTTGTCTGCTAATACGATAGTCTCGCCACTTTCTAAGATATGTTCACCAACCGGAGCCGGTACACCTTCGATAGTTACGATACCGCCTACTGCTAATTCAGTTACTTCAACGATAGTGCCGTCTTTTAATTTGGCTTCCATCATTTTAACCGGTGCCGCAGTTTCGCCGCTTGGCATAGGCATTGCTTCGTTTCCTACAAGTTCTGCAAAGAACATAGAAACTTTGTCTAAAATGTTTTGTGCTTGTTCCATACTTTATATATATTATTTAAGTTGTAAAGGTACTTTTAGTAATTCTGCTAGTTCTGCTAGCTTTTGTTCTGCATAAGTAGGAGCCTTTTTTTCGCTTGGGTATTCAAAGTAACCCTCAACGCTAAAGCCCTTTACTTTGCCTTGTTTTATTAATTGCCAAGCTTGTTCGTTTTCAACGTAAAAGCTACCAAACCAAGAACCATCTTTAGCGTCTTCAAATCCCGCCATCGGGTGTATGCCTCTAGCTTTGTCAACTATAAAGCTTTCAAACATAATAAGACCTTCTAGCTGCATATCTTGATCGTGCATTAAATTAACATTGCCTTGATAGCCCTTCTTGCTAAACTTAATGGCAATGTCTTTAATTGTTTCAGCACTAAACGTTACAAAATGCTCGCCAAATTTTTTATTGTTTCTATAAATAGGCTTGTCTGCTAACATTAATGGCCCGCTTATAATATGCTTATCTTCGTCTTGTATGGCAAATGCCATAGATGCAAACTTAAAATCTTGATTATTCATTTTAGACTCACACCAATTTAACATAGGATCGCCACCCCATAAAAGATAACTAATAGTTCCGCAAGCTTCGCTATCGCTTGGATTGTAATATTCTTTTGCTCTACTTAAATAAGAATAAGTGCGCTTTATAGTTTCTTTGCTTAAGTTTTCGCCTTTCATTATTTGTTGCGCTCTTACCTTACCTACTTGAGTAGCGCACTTGTTATTAAGCTTATCGTTTAATTTTATAGCCCTTTCTGCATTATTTTTAGCCGACTCCGGGTAATCATTATAAGACTCTTCGGCGAAGTGTTGCTCCCACATAGAATTACAAATAGCTACGGCTTGTTCACTTTCTTTGCCTTCATTAATAACATAGCTTATGCATCTAGGTAAAAAGGCATCTTTGCCTTCGCCCTTAGTTGGTTGTATAAAATCTTGGCTAAACGCCACAAAATCACGTTGAATGGCCGGCTTGTCTACAAGTGCAATAAACGATACTTCCGCATCGTCTTGCAACTCTTCTTGTATCTTAAGTTCGTAAATAGGTAAGTCCATACTTTATAAATATCTTTTTTATAGGTTATGTACTTTTAATTAATTCTAGCAGCGCGGTTAAGTCTATAAACACGTTCTTGATTACCGCTTATGTCGCTTTCAACTACATAGGCCCTAGCTGCCACATTTCCTATTTGATTAATTTGCGCTTGATTTAATGTCGTTGTAGTTGCTTGAGCCATCAAAGGAGCGCTTACATTCATTGACGGAATACTAGGCATAGATCCACCCCCACCCGAACCGCTTGAACCTTTTACGCTTGGTACTTGTACCGACATAATAGACTTAACCGACTTGATACCGGTCGCAATAATTGCAGCAACAGATGCAATCTTTTGTATTGTTCCGAATGGTTCCGGCAATACTGACTTTGCCCTAATAACTTCGGACGCACCCAAATAAGTATTAATCAACGCACTTGCCACACCTAAAGCCTTACCCGCTTTAGTTTGCTCACCAATAATAGCACCTAAAGCCATACTTGCGTCGGCGATATCATAAGCCGCATTAACTCTTAAATCACGCTCTTTTTGTGCTTGTTTAGTTAATTTATCCGATGCGTCAATTTCCGATATTAAAGCGCTTTGTGTTGCAACACTTGCTAAACCTTTAAGTTGTATTTTTTCGTTGTTTACATCTTTATATTTTTTATCAAGTTTGTCTTGTACTTCTTGTTGTCTTAATTTTTCTTTTTCCTCTGCGTCTCTTTCCGATTGTGTTTTACCATCAAGTCCAACTACTTCAACTGATTTTCTAGCTTTTTTTCTTTTTTCGTAAGCATCTAATTCGGCTTGTAATAATGCAGCTTGCGCTCTTTCTTCTTCGGCAATTCTTGCTTCATTTGCCGCTTTTTGATCGGCTAATCTTTTAGCTTGCTCTTCTTTTTCTTTATCGGTTAATTCTTTACTTCCCGCAATAAAACGCTTATTTGCTTGCTCGTATCTTGTACCAAACTCGGTAACCGACTTTTTAGCATCGTCCCATGCTCCGGCAAAATCACCACTAATAAACTTTTTTACCGCCGAGCCTACCATTCCAATACCTTGTAAAAAAGAACTTAAAGCGCTATAAGCAACTCTAAAGCCATCCGTTACATAAGGTAGTGCTTTCTCTGCAAAACTTATAAAGGCGTTAATTAGTGGCTCCATTGCCCCTAATATTCCATTTAAAAGCCTACCTACTTGAGTCATTATAGGTTCAAGTTTTTTCATTGCTGCTTCGTTTTTAGCAAACGCTGCGGCTAGACCTCCTATTAAAGTTACAATTAAACCTATTCCGGTAGCTTTTAAAGCAGCACCAAAGCTAGTCGTTGCAACCTTTGCTTTATTAAGCGCACCTCCTAACATACCTAGCGGCCCTCCGGCACTTTCTAAAGTATCAATCCAATCACTTGAAGCTTTTTTAGATCCTTTAATTTTATCTTCTAAGTCGTCAATTTGATTAAATAAAGTTTTAAACTCTTCGGAACCGGCTGCGGTATTTTTTAATTGCTTTTTAAGTTCCTTAAGTTCGGCAATACTACCGGCCGCGGCTTTACCAATACCGGCGACTTCGTCTTTGGTTTTGTTAGCCTCGGCGGTTGCTTGCGTTGAGTCCGTTTTTATTTCTACTACTACTTGCGTCTTTTTAGTTGCCATGTTTTATTATTTTAAACAAGTAGTTAAACCTACTTGTCTTATTAGGTTAGTATAATTATAAGAACCAAAGGCCTCATTGTATTCGTTATTGATAACGTCTTCATAAGGTAGCTTATCGGTATAAGCACCTTTGTAGAATATATTATGATTTTTACCAATATCGTAAGTGACTCCGGAATTATGGAAAATTTCGCACTTGCTCCATTTTTCTATTGGATCTGTACCCCAACAAAAATCGAGCCTATCTGTAATTTTTACATCAAGATCGTAATACCAACAATTCCAAAGCATACCCCACATTCCCGCCGTAAATTGTTGGATGCCGTAATACTCCGGATTTTTTTGTACTCTAAGCGGTTCGCTTTTTTGAAAGTAATCAAATAAAGCTACGCTATCGCTTTCTACCTTTTGCCAAAATTTATAATCTGTATTCTTAAAAATGTATTGGCTACCTCCGCTATTTAATCTATGCTTAATTGGAACGCTATAATCTAGCCCTACAATGTCGCACATATCATCGTAAAGGTCTTGTCCTTTTTCTAATATATAATCGCTCCAAATAAAACTTTTGCTATCGCTTACATAACATGAATCGTCTTGCTCTAAATCTGTAAAGTCTACCGGCTTAGTAAATATCATATCGCAATCGTGTAAAAAAACATTTTCCATTTGTAAATATGGATAAGCTTTATAGTGATGCTTTACTGCATTCATTATAACGCTTGGGATATAATTAGGCATAACCCTAGTATCGGTGTACTCAAAAAATGCAATATTGCTAAATTTTTCTTTTAACCTATCAAACATTTGCTTTGTTTCGGGCAAATTAGTTTTATCGTTTGGGTCTTTACTTACCGATAATAAAACGTGTATCTTATCATCGGGAATGCCTACCGACTTAAAGTTGGTAAGCATTACTTCTAGATGCCAAGCGTAATAGATTATTTTAGGTTGTGTGCAAATATATATCATAATTCTTTTTTATTTTTTATGGACATGATCCGTCAAACATTGATATAAATAGTGTACCGCCGTCGCCTACTACTTGCGCTACAAATGTTCTACTTGTTGAAGTTGCACTTATACAAGTAAGATTAGAAGCAGTATCTATAATTTGAACCGAATCGTTGTTTATGTTTGTATAAGAAACTACTATCGTTCTTGATCCACCGGTTTGATTTGTTGTAGCACTTGCTCCGTCACCCGCTACTATTGGGAATACCGCTCCGTCTACTTGTACTCCGTTTATAGTAATATTAGTAATACTTGTACCGGCGGTGTTATTAGCTATGTCAACAAGTGCATAACCTAAAGTAGTTGTAGTTGTTGTAGTGCTTGTTGTTGTCGGCGGCGGTGTTGTAGTTGTCGTTGTAGTACTTGTAGTTGTTGTTGGTGGCGGTGTCGTTGTTGTTGTAGTAGTACTTGTAGTTGTTGTAGTAGTAGTAATACAATTTACAACTGCTCCCGAACTTACACCTTTATTACCTACATAATCCATTATTGCTACATAATATGTTGCATTTGCTAGCATAGTATATGTAAACTCCGTAGCACCTCCTAAAAATGTTCTAGTTGCAGAATTGTCTAACCTACTAAGTGCATCACTACTTGAAGTAGAACTTATTGCAATGTATTCAAAACTTCCCGAACCTCCACTAAATCCGTTAGCAGTAATAGTTCCGGTTCCTTCACCACCGCTACAACCCGAATTAACGTTTAATGTAATTGCAGCATAAGTTGTCGTAGTAGTTGTAGTACTAGTAGTTGTAGTCGGCGGCGGTGTTGTCGTCGTAGTTGTTGTACTTGTCGTAGTTGGTGCCGCAGTAGTTGTCGTAGTTGTCGTTGGTGCCGCAGTAG